AAACATCGTTCATAGCAATACCAGTTACAGTTTGCTTAGCACGGAAGTAACCATCAGTTAAGAATGGAATACCTTTGTTGATTACTGGGTTTAATAGTTTGTTGAAATCAGCTTCCCATCCACGAGTAGTGTAAGGAGCACCGTAAGGGTAAGCAGCCGCAGAACCATCTGGGTTTTTACCAGGTGATGGAGCAGTACCTTGAGCCTTTAAGAATGCTTCGATTTCAGGAATTTCCATTTCCATGTAGTATTGTAAGAAACCAGCTGGTGGAAGCTCACGCTCAGCAGCAAGTACTTGACCTACGATTTCGAATGGAGAATCAGTAGCAGTGTCTAACTTAACGAAGTTTCCATCTGCACCAGCTTTAACGAAGTCACCAGGTTGTAATTGGTTAGCATCGTTAGTACCATAAGCAGCACCGAACTTCATAGCTTTAGCAAAGCCTTGAGCAGTTGCAGATACAGCGTGTTCGAATAAAGGAACTTCGATGTACTGACGAGTTAAGATAGTTGGGTTTGGCTGGTTGTTACCAGAGAATCTGTCACGACGTTGTTCGTATACAGAGTGGTGTAAAACACCTACAGCTTTTTTAGTGTCAGCAACAGCTTGTTTAATAGTAGATACGTTGCGGCCAGAGATTGAATCATATTCAGCAGCACCTAGTTCTACGATTTTACCTTTTGCTAATACTACAGTTTGGTTACCTTCTGGACCATATTGGTAAATGAATGGTTCAGCAGCATTTGTCTTAGAGACAATCCATTTCTCACTTGGTGAAACTCCCTCAGAAACTACTAGGTTAGTATGGGATTTGCCACCAAAAGTGTAATCAGACTCAACATTTGGAAATAATGCCATGAGTTATGTCCTCCTTCTAATCCTTTAATATTATTTTCTTGCTCCAGGGCCACGGAATAAGCTAGCTAAAACTTCTTCTACGGACGGTGCATTTGTTGATTCAGTAATGTTTGTGCTATTAATGTTAGCAGCTGGGTTTTCTACTGGTGTTACTTGACGTACAGGAGCAACTTTAGGAGCTGTAGCAGCTTCTTTTAATAAGTCAGCTAATGTATCGTTAAGAGATTCAGTAGTACGTCCTACGAAACTAGCAATAGCTTCTTCGCGGTTAGATTCTTTGCCAAGAGACACACGTAAGTCAACTACGCGCTCAGCAACCATCTTGTGCATTTCAGTTGAAAGGTTAGCATTTTCTTCAACAACTTGAGTACGAGCAGTCTTTTCTTCTTCAAGAGAAGTTTCAAGAGCAGCTTTCTCAGCCTCTAAAGATTCTTTAGTAGAAGTTAATTCAGTAACCTCAGCTTCTTTAGCAGTTAATGATTCTTGAGCAGTAGCTAATTCAGCTTCTTTCTCAGAAAGAGTAGTTTCCGCAGTAGTTTTTGCTGTTGTAGCTTCTTCTACATCTGTTTTAAGCTGTTCAACCTCAGTTGTCAATGCTTCTTTTTCAGAAACTAGTGTAGCATTTTGTGTTTTAAGAGCTTCTAACTCTTCTTGCAGTGCTTTTACTTGTTCTTCTGTCAAGGTACTTTCTCCTCTCCTAGGCTCTTCGACTCCTTCTGCCAAGATTGACTTAGGGTCTACTAGCCATTCTGTAGTTTTCTTACCAAGATTGATAGTTTCTTTACCATTGAAGGCAAAGGATTCGGCCTGATGTACGACATCGGTGCCGCCAATAATCATTGCGTTTGAATCAGCAGGAACGTTCACCCATGATAATTCATCGAAGTATACGTTTCCGACAATCCATTCGGCAGTGACGCCATCATACGATTCGCCCTTCATGTGTCCACAGAATCCTTCGTTAATGATATCTGTTCCACATATAGAGCAGTATGCCGCGTCCGTGGTTGCTCCGATACTCACAGTAAGGAGCCTGCCACCAAGGATATCATCAATTGCGCTTTCCTGAGTAATCTTAGGAACAACGATGATTCCAGGTCTTCCAGCTGCTGTAAATTCAGCAAAAGCTGCGGCCTGAATACGTCCAGACGCTTCTGTGTTTACATCGTGGTTATAAATCACTGGCTTAGCAAATGGGTGCATCCAAGAATACACACCACTCTTTAGTGATTCATCACCTCTGAGTTTCTCAGCTGGATAACGTGTGTAGTTACGAGTAGTACCTGCATGAATCGCTTCGATACGTGGCATAAGGAAACGTTTGCCGTCTCCAGTTGACTCTTTAAAAGCCTTGCCACTCTCAGTTAGGATTCGAGGTTTTACCGTAACCTGCTCGTCTAATTTGCTAGGGTCAAAATCCAATCCCATGTATTTCACCCAGGCTACACCTCCTCCGCTGGCATATTCAGTTTTACTAGACACTCACAATTTGGATGGTGAGGTGGTAACACGTCCATCAAATTAGTGTCTGTCAATACCACTTGCCCTTGCTTATCTTTGCATTCTTCGCAATCATGTTCATGAACGACATCTACGGTGTCCAGCCCCGCATCTTTCGCTGCAATGGCTAATCCATAGTTATATGCTCGATAAAGCTCGGTCTGTGCAATAAATGATAGTCGATATTCATTAGAGTTAAATGCCCCTATTGCCCGTGCTACTCTTTCTTGCATATCTGTTTCTGTATAAGCGGATGCAAGAAGTTTCGTCATGTCGTCTACTAATCTGTTAACATACTTATCGCCTTTCTGAACAATCTGTTCAACAGCGAATGTTAAAGAAAGTTTTGACTGACCAGGCGTCTTTGTTTCCTCTCTCCCATGACTAAGACCTTTCATCATTGCCGAACTTACGTATTGACGATTTTGTCCTCTTAAAGACTGCCTTACGATTTCAACAGCGAATCCTCTGACTTGGTCAAAGCTTCTGCCTGCTTTAATCATTTGAACAACATCTTCTGAGAGGCTAGTCCAGAACTTCTTCATGGACTCTTTGTAACTACTAATTTGTAGCTCAGTAGTTAAGTTAACCATTACACTGCTCTCCGTCAACACTTTTTCATCAACTTTTTCTGAAAGTGTTCCATTTGCTGGTTCTAAGTCTGCCTTAGGCTTCCCTGGAGACGATTTAGTGCCGTGTTGGTTGGCTGGCTTGTCTTTGTTCGCCCCTGATGCTCCTGCGCTTGCAGTGCCCTTAGCGGCGGCCTGAGCCAATGCATTATCAGCTGCTTGTTGAGCCAATGCACCAGTAACCATATTAAACATTAAGCGAGTCTCGTCTGCTACTGGGTCTAATCCCATCATTTGACGCATCTCTTCATGAGTAATAGCATTTTGCATAAATAACTGAACGATATGGTTTTCTTTCTTCGTCTTAGCATCCAATTCGATTTCTTCAAAGAAGAATGTAACTTCGTCATCTGGATTCAATGTAGGGTCAAAGCCGCCCTCAAATAGAATCTCATTGAAGACATACTGTTGCATCTGTTGTTGGAATGCTTGTTGGAAGTCCTTAACGGCATCGAATAGGTCAGCCGCTTGGTTATCAGATGTAGATTTGTTGGCTGTGCCACCTACACCCATAACTGTATCGGAAACACCAAGACCAGTGAATACACGTTGACGATAGTAAGCTAAATATGGAGATGCGTCAATAGCAGAACCATTAGCTCCTACAACAGTAATATTGTGACGCTCTGGGACAACGATACCGCCATCCATAGGCATATCACGAATCTGTTCTCTGATATCTTCGATTTCCTCATCAGTAGCTTCGAAACCTGGCTTATCTAGGCCGACTTGATACTGGTAAAGAGGAAATAGATTTCTGTATACTAATCTAGCTACGTTTTCTTCCAATTGACGTAGAATCTGTACGTCATCCATTACGTTATAGATTAATGGTACGCCATAAGCTCTACCTGTTGGTTGTCTGTATACAAGGTGAACGATATCTTCCTTCTTAAAGGAAACGGCTGAACCGCCGCCTACATCCTGCTCATATCCTAAAATAGTACCAGTGGCATCACGAGATACCTTCATGGTAGTTGGAGGCAAGATGAAATAACCAGCGATAGGCTGATTACTTGTATACCCTGTTGCTTGTACACCAGTGGCTCCAGCTTGAGAACCTTTTGCTCTTGCTTTAACCAGATAGGCATTTCCAAAAAGCACAAAATCAAACGCTAATTGGCCCAATAGTTGGTCAATCGGTTTGCCTGTTCCTTCTGCCATTAATTTTAAACGTGTGTTTACATATTCTACAGCTGCATCATTCTTACCATTGAAGTCCCATCCCTGCTTAAACATTAGACCAGCATATTTATCTACGGCACGTCTAATATAGGAATCAGTGTGATAAGCACGTTGTATTTCATTTAGGTCGACTGGGTTGTCTTCGAAACCACTACCACTACCACCAGATGTGACAGCTTGACCTAGTTTCTTGATAGCTGTTTTCTTAGGGTCACGAGCCGCGGCCCCTGCTTCTTCCACTTTTGCTGTTCGACGAATGCCGATAGCTTCTTTAAATGAATCCCACAATCCCACGTGGAGTCACCTCCCTTTATACTGTTACACGAATATCTTTATAGTCTGGACGTAGTTCACAACGGACTAATCCTGTAGATGATGGTGCTAAACCTTTCATTTCAGGATAAGCATCCCAATACTCAACGAATGAGCCACCGACTACATAAGTACGTTTGTGTGGAACCAATTCTCCTGATTCGTTATCAAACATAAAGACGATATCAGAGTGTGATTGTTTACCATGTGTGTGTCCACTGAAATATAAATCTGCATTAGGTACTACCTTGTTAATCTTCTCTGCTGTGTTTGCTTTAGAACCAGTTGTAGCTCCGCCGCCTGCACCATGGAAGAATGCGCAATTGTAACTAAGGCCATTTACGATAATACGGAAGTATCCTTGATATCCGAAGTAAGGTACTTCTAATTTCTCTGCTAAGATTTCCATTGGGTTTAATCCAATCATGTTCGCAATACGCTCTTCATGATTTCCTGGCCCTACGCCTAGAATCTTTCCAGCCTCAGCAAGTGGCTTTAAGATTTCGGTGAGCATTTTAATTTGCTCTGGGAAGTTCATGTTTTCTTCAAACATTGCTTTCCCTACAGATACCTTTGTAGCTGTTTCAGCTAAATCTCCATTTAAAATTGTTACAGCATTTGGCACATCCATAATGTACTTAACAAACGCTTTAAAGTATTCTACATTTGCTTGTCTGTTTCCTAAGTGAACGTCGGTGATAGGTACAAGCACTAGGCCTTTCTCTGCATACAGTTCATCATCGAACTCATACGTGTGAATCTCTTTCCCCTTTTTCTTTACAGAGTCACGTACTTGATAGAAATACTCTAGTGAATCCCATTCTCCGCCTGTTGTTTTTGTTGATGCTTCCCCAAAAGCTGACTTGATTTTAGCCATTCTTTCTTCTAACATCTTCTTCTCTCCCTTTAGTTAAGATTGTTATGTTCCATGAAGTTAGCAACCC